GTTATATACTAACCTGTAACTGCGTTTTTGAGCATATTATATTTATTAATATCTGTTCTATATAACCTAGCTTGCTCTGTAAGGTTGAATGAATCAGGTGCAAATGGGTTTTTATCTGTAGCAACAAACTCAGTCTGTACCTTTGTTGTCGTAGCTCCACCGCCTTGAGGTCTTGGGTTTTTCTGTACCCATTGAGGCATCTTGGACATTGCCCACTCTTTGACTGGTGTTCTGTTATAACCATCAACAACTACAACTGTGCCGTCTGTTTCTCTGGCAAGCTGTTCCTTGCTTATACGGCTCAATACATATTGAGGGTCATGTACAACATCAGCCAGTGCTGTTACTGCTGGGGCTTCAACTTCTAACTGTCTTTGTCTATTTTCAAGCTCTTGTATCCTTTGCTTTTGCTGCTCTTCTGCTTGTCTATATTGGGCAGCTAATTTTTCTGTAGCCTCTTCATATCTGCCTTTTGCCTCAAGCTCTTCCTGTTCTTTTTTCTGCTTGAAAGCGATTAAAGCATTTACATCTACATCTTGAGGAACAGCTTTTGCAGCTTCCTTAGCTTTCTTGTAATCATCTAATATTTCACTATTAGACTTTCTTAGTCTTTCAACTTCAGCCTTAAGTGCAGCCATTTCAGCTGAGTTATCAGGCTTGATTACTTCGTCTGCCATAAATAAAAAATTTACAATTATTCACAATATTAGCTCCACTTTGTCCTGTCTGCCCAAAAAGCTGCTGACATTTTGCCTTTTGCAATATTTTTGGCGTGTCTAGCCTTAAAACTCTTACGTTTTGCCTTATCTGCGTCTGATTCTCCCTTTCTTGGCGGTTTGTTTTTTGCTCCCTGCATACCAAACCTTATAAGCTTGACCTTATCGCCTTCTTTAGCCAAAACAACGTGACTCTTTGTTGGGTGTGATGGGGTTCTTTTTGGTTTATTAAAACCAGCTAATCCAAATCTTTTGAGTCTTGGGTCACTCATTTGCCTTTCCTCTTCATTGCCATATTGTGTGCTTCAGTAAACGAAACCCCTTCTCTCATCTTACGTTTCATATATTCCATGTGAGCCTTTGTGTGACCATGAGCTTTCTGGTGTTTTGCAAGTGTGTTCTTTTGTCTGGTCGTCAGTCTCACTTCTTTTTCCTCAATAAATCAGCATCTGCTTTTCTTGCTCCACCCTTTCCAGAAATAAAACTATTGACTCTTCCCATAGCCCATGCACCCATAGGAACATTTCTTGATCCACTAGATAAATAAGCACCTTGCCCACGCCTATAAACGGCTGCAAGTTGTCGATATGTAAATCTTGATTTTTCTGCCTTTGCTCTAAGACTTTTTTCTACGGCGGCGGACAGTGGTTTTCTTTTTGGAACCATCTTGTTTAGTGCGTGATTTGGATACTGCTCTTATATCAATAAACTCTCCTCTTTTGTAGGCTTCTGCTGTACGTTTTATTTCCGCCGCTTTTGCACTCTTATTCTTGGCCCCGCTTAGATATTTCTTAGCAACGCCAGTCTTTTTATCTTTTGCAACTTTGCGGAATCTTCTCACTTTTTAGTTTTCTTTTTTGGTTGCTTTTTTGGTTCTTCGCCTTGTTTTGTGAATTGATAACCCATTACTTTTTACCTCCTTTCTTTTTTTTCTTTGTGCCTTTTGGCTTCATTGATCCATAATGTGATGGCATAGCGATAAAAGTAGCTGACTTTATATTACTTCCTTTTGCGTTTTTTAGCTGTCTTTTTTTTGCCAGCTGTAGATAGTGCTATAGCCTGAGCTTGCTTTAAAGTACGGCCTTCTCTCATCAAAAGCCTGATGTTGGCAGAGATAGACTTCTGTGACTTTCCTTTTTTAAGTGGCATTAGTTGTCAAAGTATTTATCCATTAAATCAATATCCTCGATAGAAAGACAGTCAACATACAAACCCTCAACAATTTGTTCATATTTCTTTCTATCATCACCCCTTGTCTTTTTCATTGCATTTGCAATACGTCTAGGAACTGTTCTGTTCTCTGGGAACTGCTTTGAAAGTTCTAGTGCTTCAGTTGGTGTCATTTGGCCTCCAGTGCAAAAGTGATAGTTTCATCTACCCACGCATATAAGCGTGGTGCTTTGTCTTTTAGTCCTTCTGGGTTGAAAATATATTGAGTAAAAGCTTCAGCAAATTGTTCTCTGGGGTTTTTTCTGCTGTATTCAGTCACATATTTTATGCCTTTCATCTTGCTGAACTTGTTGCCAAGCGGCTTTGTCCCCGCTTCAAAGTGTACTTGATGGCCCATTTCATGCACAAATGTGGAAAACCAGTCATATTCTTGTGGCATAGGGTGTGAGTTTGACCAGATTTCTGTAGCTCTATATCTTTCCATACCTTCTAAAGTTGGGATTCTTGCATTATTTTCAAGAGTATCGGCTGCACTTTTTTTTATTTTTTTGGCAAGACTAGCATTAATTTTCTTTGCTCCGTCCCGCAACCTTGTATGGACAATGGCTGAACTGAGATTAGTAAAGCCATTTGAGTTACCAGTAGCATTTTTGAGATAACTCTTAGAAACAAGTGCTTTAAATCTTTCATCAGTAATTGGCAATCCTTGTTTTGCCTGTTGTATGCCTGTTTTGATTGCAATATCATTTCGAGGCCAGTAAAGATACATTTCGTCCATATATTGTGAACTGGGAAGTTCTCTAAATCTGTCGAAGCGTTTGACAGTAGTTTTATATTGATCTTCAAAAATTTCTAAGTTTTTACCAGTAAGGAACTTGCTTTGTAATTCGTTAAAAGGTCTTGTTGATTCACCTTTTAAGTTGAAATGATTGAGAACCTTATTTTTTTTCATAAACTTACGCATTTTTTTGATATTTTTACCTGTTTCACCTTTTAGATTCTCCATGCTGTCTAAACTTTCCTCAATAAATTGCTGAGAGTTCTTTGCAAGTTTGTTTTCAGTAAGCCATTTATCAAAGCCATCTGTTGACATGACTGGTGAAGTTTTAATTGAAGGTGTTGGGGTTGTTGGCTCAGGTGCAGCTACTGGTGGAGCAATAGCTTGAACCACTGGCTTAATGGCACTAGGCTTGCCATACAATCTCTCCAAATCCTTAAGACTACGCTTTGTTCCGTCATTGCGGATCATTTTTCTTAAAGCCTTC